TTATTTTGTATATCAATAGGACTAGTATCCTCATCAGCAACAATAGTCAAATCATCAATCTTAAACCCACGAGCTCTAAGTAAATCAGAACGACTGATTATCTCTACTTTACATTTCGCACCAAGATTACTAAAAGCAACAATCTCATTATTTTGATTGACATGGTTTAACCAATACTGTTTGTTGAATATTTGGTCACTACCTTCTTCTACAACACTTGGATTATAAGTGGCACAAATAAAATACCACTCATTCAAATCTTCAGTTGGTATGTTAGGATAAAGTTGATGTATGACTGAATTACCATAAAAATCAATAGGGTTTCTTCCATCAATTAGTCTTGCTCTATTTTCTACACCCCAATGATTGTCTCGTAAAGTCCCATCACTCTCTTTGACTGCTAATCTAATCCATCTTTTATAATTACCTGCATTATCAATATTAGTTCTTGTTTCTAATCTAAATCCTCCTCCATTATCTTGTAAAGGATTACCAAAATTAAAAAGAGTTCCTTCAGATGTTTTACTAACAAATCTTACCCACATTGTTATTGTAAAACCATCTCCTAAATAGCTCGCAATTCCATTCGAATTTAATTTTTGAAATTCTAATAAGTCATTACCAGGTGCTCTTATTATTATTGCTTGATTTGGTTTTCTTATTTTTAAAAATCCATCTAAAATATTTTGGTATTCAGGTCTATCGTCTTCTAATGTTTCAATAACATTATCAACATCACCAAGATAAGTGTTAAGTCTGTTTCTCATCGACTCAAGAGTCTTACCTTGATTAATACTACTACCTTCTGCCTGTTCATCTAACCTTGTTATGAATGCACTTGGTTGATTTTCAAAACTAATACGAGATTGTTCGTCTTGTTCATTATTTTGTATGTCTTCGCCAACACCATCACCATCTACGTCTTGAAAGACTGGTGTTGGTCCTATTAAATTATCAAACTCCGTAAAGAAATCATTTATTTCATCTTGACGAGTTGTTTGATTCGGAAGTAATTCAAATATGTTTGTGTCTAAAACTTCACGAGCTTTTTCAGCATCAATCTTACTTCCAAACTTTGGTTTTGTTAATTGACTTAAATTTAATATATCTGAAAATTCATTACCAACTTTTCTGGCCACATTAATATCAAACACAACTCCATCGTGATTTAATCTCATTACATACTGAAAGACATCTTGATTATTTTCTGTTGGTAATTCATCGATGATAATTTGCAAGTAATTTTCTAAATTAATAATTTGTTGATTGAAAATATATTGACACATTTGTTCAAATGCATCACCCGTAATATCTTTTCTATTCTCTAATGTATTTCTATCTTTCTTATAAAAAACAAGCGGCTCTTCTTCAGTTCTACCAGATTGTTTTTTTCCATCACGAATGGTTGTTTGTAAAGAAAGAAGTTCATCATCTGAAAGAGTATTAGATTGAAACCATATTTTATAAAAAAGGTCACTTACCCTTTCACGAGTGTCTTGTATATCTTCATAAGAAATTTTTCGAAAAATAATTTCATCAGGAATTAATTCATGATTAACCCCCAATACACCGCGACCAATCATCAAAGTTCCGTCTTCATGACGGTGATATCGTCCTATGTATTGTTCTTCAGGATTAGTTTGAAAATAAAAACCATCGTTTTGAGTTGCTTGTAGATTAATTTCTACAATCGGATTTAATCCTGTTGACTCATCTGGAGTTCCATAACCCATAATTAAGTCCTCAATATAAATTCAAAATCGTTGTCGTATATTATCTCTTGACCATCATTATGATTGACCTTAATCAAAATCTTATAAGCACGATTAGGTTCAAAGGCATTTAAGTCTTGTTTGAAATAGTTGGAAGTGTTGTCACAACTCATTGTCGTGTAAGCACTAAATGGAACAACTGATTCGTTTGTAGCCATGTCTATAATTGAATAAGAACCCGAACCATGTGGTATAAAACTACCACTCACAGTTTGAACTGATGTTGTAAATGACTTCTGTATGTATCTTTTACGGGCACCAAATCTAAACTTAATAGTTTCGTTTTCTTTGTATGCTTCTCTAAAATGTATTGGATACAAATAGTTTTCACTATTACCACTAATATCTAAAGAGGTCAAACTGCCTGTATTTGAGCCAGTTGCCGGTAGATGGTCATCCCATTTCAATTCTATCTTTGGTGAGTAGATAGTGTTGGTTTGTCTTGAAAAAAACTTAATATCTTCAAAACTACCACTTGATGTTTCTCTACTACCAGAAAGTCTTAAAATAAGACCATAGTTTGTATTTGTTCCATCAAACCATTTCTTAGCCACAGTGGTTATATCCATATTAATATCCGGTGATTCTGATGAAAAAGATTGAGTCACTTCATCCCCAGCAATATAAGCTCCACCAGGTGTTGCCCATTCTATTTCAGATGCCCCTTCTCTGTTTTTTCTATACAACCAACTACAACCATCTGTTGTTTTTGGAACATCACTTTCTTTACCTACACCCTCATCCCATTCTTGACTTAGAGGATAAGCAGCAACTTTATACTCTTCAGTCAATCCACTCGTGCCTTCTGTCTCATATAATCTTAAATTTACTTTATAGTCGTGAGGTAAGACAGACGAACTAATATAATTTTCTATCTCTGTGGCATTGAACTGAACAAGGACACGAGTTGGATGGTGAAATGCTCTATCAAAAAAAACTTTTTTTAGTTCAAGAACTTCGTCTTGTCCAACATTTTTGTCTTTGAAATCTTCACCCGTAAGTTCATCTGAACCACTATTAATAAAAGTATCCTTAGTTGTAAAAAAATATCTATGCATTATACTACCTTTCCATATATGTCTTGATTAGGATTTCTCAACTCAAATACCGATGGTGTTATTGATGGTCTATATACTCTATCCACAAGAGCATTTTCAAAATTATACTGAAATCCATAGTCACTTTCCCCACCAGTCACAGTGTCCCCATCTCCTTGTAAACTGTATAATTTTCTACCACTAGCATATTCATCAGTTCCGTCTTGAAATAATTTGAGTTCTTTAATTCCAATCACGCCATCCAAACCTAAAATATTATATTGTAAATCATTTAGATTTATTGATTGTCTAAATTGCATCTTTTCTATCTTAAAGAAATCTTTAATTACTTCAATTACATTTAGTTTTACTTCTGTTGGATTAAATCTTCTGTCCCCATTAACTACGAATCTAACACCAAAGTTTACCACATAGCCAGAATATAAATTATCTTTTAGTGTGAATCCAAAATCTACTAGGTCGTTTACCATTCTAAACTGATTAAGATAAGTAGAAATATTTTGTAATACTAATTGTGGTGTTTGAACTAATTGTTTGTTTTGATTATAGGAAAGAGTAGAAACTAAAAGAGTTCCACCATTCAATCTCTCAACATAACACTTAGCAATACTACCAAACTTTTGTGGAAGAGATAATATTCTTGCCTGATAATCTTCTTTAGTGACACAACGAAGTTGAGACGCAAAGAAAGCAGAGGCATTGTTTCTTATTTCATCTACAGTTTGCCCATCAGTTCCACCAACACTTGGTTCATCATTTGTTACAGTTAAAGAAACACCTACTGGTGGGTTATTTACAGTTGTAAGTTCGTCAGCTTGAATATTTGAATCAGCTCCACCACCAACTCTATAAGTAAAAGTTAGTGCCGTATTAGATGGTGTTTCACCTAAGTTAAGGTTGTTACCTATGGTGGTGTTTCCAAAACTACCTATATCAGATAGATTTACACCATTTATCGTTACACCTGCTTGTTCAACAGGATCTACATTTGAACCAGAGTTACTAAATCTAAATAATCCATTTCCAAATTGTACTTTATATGTTTGTGTATCTTCATCAAACCTAGATGTGAATTTTTTGTTTGTCTTTATATATTCAGCAACATAAGGTATAGGTATAGATGAAATAGTATCAGTAGATTCACCTTGGTCATAAGCAGATGTTCTAACACCAGATGTTGTTTCTTCATTTGAATCACTGTAGTGAGTTTCTTTCAAAACTTTTTCTTGTGCTAAATAATCTACTTCATACCATTTTTGACCAGAAGCATCTTGACAATTTAATATTTCAATAACGTTGTCGTCTCCTAAATCTAATTCTAAAAATTTAGTAGGAGATGTAATATTAAATGTTTTTGTTTTAGTTTGACCAGACACGGCTCTTACAAATCTTGTTAAAGTATATGAACTAGCTTCTCCATTACCATCAAGTATTGGAGCACTTATGGCAGGATCACCTGAACCACTTGCTGTGAAATCTATTTCATCAGTTGTTTCAAAAAGAATCTGTGAGTCTATGTTTGAAGCAATCTGTAATCCGCTATCTATTGAGGATGGTGCTTCACCGAATAAAGGTTGACCAGTTGTACCATCAGCATTTATTGTTGTCTCTACTTTTAACTTTACAACCGATGGTGTTTTATTTGGAGTTTTATATCCAAGAAATTCTGACAACCTACGGATATTTCTTTTTTCTGTTGCTGTTGCTAAAAGATTTTCTTTGTAATTATAATCTATGTAATAAGAAAGCACATCACCTACATAGCTCGACAACTCTATCAACATCATACCAGGTGATGTTTCGTTGAAGTCTTTGTATGTATCAGGAAAGTAAGATTTAGTATATTCAATCAAATCGGCTTTAATTGAACTAAAGTCTTTACTTGTATAGTTAACATTTGTTGGAACTAATTTTTGTTTATCTGTGTACGCCATCAATATCTCCTATGTGTTAGTATCCACCACCACCACCACCACTATTTCCAGCAGTAGCTCCAGCTGTGACTCCACCACCAGTGATGGTAGAACTTCCACCACCAACACCATCAAATGTAACTTGAACACTTTCTAAACTATTAGGTGCTCTTCTTATATTAAATTCTATATTAATTTTTGTTTGATTTGCCTCGTTTCTTCTTTCTACATTTATATTTCTTAACTCGACAAAAGGCAGCCATCTTTCAAACACATCTACAATATTATTTTCTATTTGTATTGTTAAGTCTTCGGTCATAGGTTCAAACAAAAGATTTCTTAAATTCATTCCCAAGTTTGGTTGAAACATTCTTTCACCTTGATTAGTTTGTAAAAGAAGTTTAATATTATTTTTGATTGAATCTATGGTAGTCTTTGTGGTTTTGAAATACCCATCCCCATTTGGAACTCTACCAAAAGGAAAGTCAATTCCCACAGACACTCTTGTATCTTGGTCTTCTACAAATCTATCTTTTCTTCTGTCGAGTATTGGCATCTTAAACCTCTATGACTCTTTTTAATTTAACTTCACTTGTCATAG